CGATGTTTAACCAAACGATGACTGCTTCTGTTGCAAACGGAACTGTTTTCTATGGTCAGGAATTGCAGATCATTTTAAACAAGCTACAAACTAACACAAGAAATGAGTTGCTTTTATTAGCGCAGAATTCTTTAGTTGCGGTTGCAAAAGATAGCAACGGAATATATTGGTACCTTGGTAAAACCAGAGGAATTGATATGACTGCAAATGCAGCTTCAACCGGAACTGCTCAAGGCGACAGAAGTGGATTTACTTTGACTTTTACTGGTTCAGAACCAGCATTAGCACCAAGTGTACTTGGAACTGTTGCATCTGCTTTAGAAACTCCAGGATCTTAATTTTTCATAGTAGTGTTTAGGTGAGCCGCTGATCGTGATGGTCAGCGGTTTTTTTATTTTGTAAAATTTATATCACTTTGCTATTTAGTGTTATATGATCAGGCTAACCAAGGGACAAACACAAATAGTTATATTGACATTGACTGAAAAGCAGTTATTGACTAACCCGAATTATTTATTTGTATTCACGAATCGAAGCGCAAATACAGAGATTAAATTTGTGAGGTTAAACAATACGGATCTAAGCCAGTACAAGGATAGGTACAATGAGTTCAGCTTTGTTACAAATACCAATTTTTCTACTGCATTAAATGGTCAGTACGATTACGTTGTTTATGAGCAAACAAGCACAAGCAATTTAAATCCTGCTGGATTAAATGCTTTGGAATCAGGAATCATGGAATTAGTTGGAACTCCTTTTGAGTTTACGGAATACAATACAACAGACACTTACAAAATAAGACAATAATGGATCTAAGAGTAGTGACATTTGCGGAGGCAAGGCAACCAGAATTTAAGGAAAAGAAAGGCGAAGGATATATTCAGTACGGAGATCGCAACGATTACCCGAATTATTTAGTTGATCTTTTCAATAAGTCTGCAAAGCATAATGCGATCATTAAAAGCAAGGTGCATTATATTTCAGCAAATGGCTGGAAAGGTAGCGAGGCATCAGAGCAATTCATTGAGAAAGTCAATCGGATGGAAAGCCTTAACGATCTGACAAGGAAAGTTTCATTGGATGCGGAATTATTTGGCGGTTATTATTTAGAGATTATCTTTTCAGCTACCGGATTGCTTTCTGAAATCTGGCATTGCGATTATACTAAGATCAGGACCAATAAGGACAATACTCAGTTTTGGTATAAGGAGGAGTGGAATGATCGCATGGAAAAAGCGCAAGTTTACCCAGCTTTTAATCCGGCTAATCCATTCGGAAAACAAATCCTTTATGTTAAGGAATACAGACCGAATATGGGTTTTTATTCTTTGCCGGGTTACTTCGGTGCGCTTAATTACATCGAATCAGACATTGAAATCTCTAAGCATGTTCTGGGTAATGCTCAGACTGGTTTCTCTGCAAGTAAACTAATCACGTTACCAAACGGAGAGCCTTCAGATGAGGAAAAACGTAACATTGAAAAAAGGTTTACAAACAGATTTTCGGGATCCGATGGCAAGAAATTTATTTTAGCTTTCGTAAATGATAGCGCGAGAAAGCCAATCGTTGATGATCTGGGTACCTCCGATATTACTAAAGAGGATTTCGGGCGTGTAGATTCATTGATTCAGACTAATATTTTCAGCGGTCATCAAATCACAACTCCTTCCATTTTCGGTATTGCTGAAGCTGGGAAATTAGGTTCACGTTCAGAGATGCGCGATGGTTACGAGATTTTCAAAAATACTTATGTAAATAGTAAGCAAATGCACTTAGAGAGTGTATTTAATATGTTGGCTAAGTACAAAGGAATTGCAGAACCTGAGTTGAGTATCATCCCGACTGAGCCTATCGGTTTTGAGTTTACAGAAAACATACTTAAAGAAATCGCACCTAAAGAGTGGTTATTGGAAAAGGCAGGAATTGACATTACAAAATACCAGCAAGTAAATCAACAAGCGCAATTTGCAGACGATTTCAGCGCATTTTTTGAGTTCGGCGAAGCAAAGGAAAACTTTCATGTTTGGAAGCAAAAGGAAAGGTTTAATGATGATTCAGAGCATCAGATGTTTGCCGAGGTTAGCCAATTACAAGCCAATGTTCTGGACTTGATGTCAAAGGATAAGCGCATTACTGCTGATGTTTTGGCTACAACTTTAGATCAGAGCGTTGATACTATTAATTTGGTAATTAAATCGCTGGTTGAAAACGGATACGTTCAAGTAAATGAATATGCAATCGGAGAGGGAATTGATGAAAATGTAATTACAGAGCATATCTTAACAGAACCATTGGGCGATATTCTGGTAAAGATTCAGCCTCAGACTAAAGAGATTTTGATTCGTTATTCATACGAATGGAAAGCAGGATTTAACAATACGGATAAGAAAACAAGCAGACCATTTTGTGTTGCTTTATTGGAAGCTGGAAAGATGTATTCACGTTCCGAGATTGAAGGACTTAGCGCGAGATTAGGTTATTCTGTTTGGGATCGTCGGGGTGGTTGGTACACAGAGCCAGGAACTAATGAACACAGTCCGAGTTGCAGACACAAATGGGTTTCTAATATAGTTACAAGAAAATGAGCAAGAACACATTATTTATTTCCGTTCAATCAATCAAAGATCGGACTGGGTTACATGCAAACGTAGATGAAAAATTGGTTCTGCCTGAGATTAAGACTGCGCAGGATATGTATATTCTACCAGCTTTAGGTTCGGCATTATACAACGAGTTGCAGACTGCGGTTGATACTGCGACATATACCCAGCTTCAGACAACTTTGCTTGATGACTACATTGTGGATTGCTTGATTTATTTCGTGATGTCGGAATTACCTCAGGGATTATCTTTTCAGTTTTACAATAAAGGACTATTACGCAAGACTGGCGAGAATCAGGAATCGCCTTCAATGCAGGATATGATTGATGTGGCGAATAGATATAAAGCGAGAGCCGAGTTTTATAAACAGAGATTGATTAAATACCTAAAGCAGAACAATGCTTTATATCCTAATTATTTGAATTTTGGTTCCGGGATTGATTCGATCAAACCAGATAACGAAGGTTACACAGTTAGTATGTATCTCGGCGATGCTTGTTGCAATGATGACTATACGGATGATGGTAAGCGGCGCAAAACTTTTGAGGAAAGATATCAGGGGAATATTGGATGTTGTTAAATGAGCAAGGAAGTAAATTTCAAAAATCAAAATAAGCTAAAGGTTTATTTAGAAAAATCAAAGAAAAATGACATTAAATCAGATAGTAAAAGAACTGACCAAGCTGGGAAACGATCACGAGCAAATTAATTTTGTTTATTTCGGCGATGTATGGGAAAGGTTAAGCAATGGCGAGGTAACTTACCCGGCTATGTTTTTTACTTTGACTGGTGCAACAGTAGGGGCAAAGGAAATCGGTTATTCGTTTAGTCTTTACTTTATGGATCGGATGCTGATGGAAGAAACAAACGAAACAGAGGTATTATCTGATATGACTCAGGTTGCTGGAGATATAGTTGCGCAGTTGCGATATCCAGAAGATTATTCAATCGTAACCTGGACTCCTTCGCAAAGTATGCCGCTTAGTTTTTTTACAGAAAGCGATCCCGATTTATTAGCCGGTGTAAAGTTAGATACTACCTTAACAGTACCGTTCTTAAATGACAGATGTCAAGTACCTTCAAATTATCAATTTTAAATGGAATCGAAAAAAATAAACCAATTAGCAACGGAGTTATCTCCTGCGCTTGATGACTTGACAATAATAGGGGATCCGACAACTGGGATAAGTAGAAAGATTACCCTATCTCAGATGGCTTCTCTATTTACTGGTACTGTGGAGGAATATGCCAGTCTTGCGGCTTTCCCTTTAGTTGGTACTGCTGATACTATTTACATCGCTTTAGATACAAACATATTATATCGCTGGAATGGGAGTGCATATGTTGAATTATCGCCAAACATTGTATCATCTTTAGTATTTAATGATGCTAATGGATTTGATGGTACGATTACTTTAGTTGGTTCGGTTGCAACTCTGACAATTACAACTGCTTTGACTTTGGGATCCCTGCCATTTATCGGTGCTTCGGGTGCATTAACTCAGGACAATAATAATCTGTTTTATGATGATACGAACAATAGACTGGGAATCGGAACCAATGCGCCAACAACTCCGCTGGATGTTTTCGGATCTGGTATTATTTCAAGGATAAACGGAACTTCCACAAATAACGGATTTTTAGGATTCGCAAGTGCCGGATCAAATAAATGGTCGGTTGGAAATGTGCAGTCTGATCACAGATTCAGAATTTTTAGCGAGGCAAATACTTCTGAATTAGTTTCTCTTTTGCAAACTGGAGAGTTTGGAATCGGGATTGCTAACCCAACTACAAAAATACATTTAGATGGCGGCGCATCTGCTTTGATTGCCAACTTGGATGCAAATGTATCTGTAGCAAAAAGTTTATCGTTTAGATCAGATAATTCCAATCGTATAAACTTAGAGGTTTCAGGAACAGAATCAGGATCTAATGCTGGTGCTAATTTCTTTATCCGAAGATACTCAGATGCTGGTGCATTGATTGATACGCCTTTTACAATCACAAGATCGACTGGGTTAATAACTTTAGCGACTGCTTTAGCTGGGTTAAGTGCATCGTTTAGTTCGACTGCGACTGCATCAGCTTTCATTCCTTCGGGTTCATCAGTTCCGACAAATGGAATGTATTTATC